CGAAAAAGGAATTTGCGGTGGACAGCGTGGGCGAGCTGCGGCGGCTCAAGCAGAAGTACGAGATCCGCGACGAGGACGGGCGGCAGGTCAAGCCGAATTTCTTCGGCAAGATCGCGCGCATGAAGGGTTACTACGACAGCGCGCGAAAAAACTACCGCTTCCACGACACGACGATGGATTACTTGCAGCACAGCCTCAACAGTTTTCGCGCGAGCCAGAAGAAAAGCGGGTTTACGCCGTTTTCCGAAATGCTGACAGAGCAGGGTGAAATTTCCAACCGGTTTGTAAAATATCCGCAGGTCGACCGCATTTTGGAGTTGGTGCGCAATATGCGCGCGCAGATCAAGGCGGTGTGGGACGATACGGAAAGCGGTATGGATAACGCGGAAAAGGCGTCGCTCGTCGGCGAGATCCGCGAGGAGTGCTACGACTACATCAAGTCGATCCAGCTCAATCGTCATACGGCGCATCGGCTGCTGCTCGCCATCGAGGAGCAGCAGAACAAGGACATCTCCCGTAGTCTATTCTATATGCTCTTTACGCTTCCCAACCAGAGCTTTCTCGATCTCATCGAGGAGAGCCGCGAGCCGATTATGGTACTGGAGGAGGACGATTCTGCAGCCGGCAGCGTGACGATCTACGGTTTTCGTTTCCGTAAGGTTCCGTCGATTCCGTGCAAAATCGTGGACACCGTTTGTTGAAAATATACAAAAAATCTCTCTTTTCGGTCGATTAGTTCTGAACAAATTGCCAGATATACGCAATAGCTATTGGAAATCTGCGAGGTCGCAAACTTGCGGGATATAGGATAGACGCCAAAATCTATCCAAATCTAAATGTAAAGGATGAAGTTTTGTGATCTCTATTACCAAGGACGAAAAGATGCTTCTGGAGAAGCTGTACCCCCAGTACAAGTATCCGCGCACGATGAAGCAGCGGACGAAGCGCCACCACTACTTTTGCACGGAGTCCGAGGAGCTGATGCGCGCGATCGCGGACACGAACGACGCGGCGGCGGAGCTGGTGCGTGAGTTTGACCGGAGACGTGCGATGCGCGACCGCCGCAGGCGGCATGATTGGAGTCGTGATCGCTGATGGCGTATCAGGATAGGATCGAACGATACGAGCACGTCACGATCGACTGCGCCGACCAGACGGTGACGGAGTACAGGAATGACGCCGTGCGTTCTTACGCGATCGGTGAAATCCTCAAGCGCTGGGACGGCGTGCCGGACGTGACGATCACGATCGAACGGCGGCGCGAGATGCCGCCGACAGGAGAGAGGTGACGGAAGACGTGAATCCCAAGTATGAAAGGCGCGATGGCGAAGACGCATACGAGTACGGGCTTCGGCTGATCGAGACGAAGGTGGAGGAGCAGCCGGGGGATCTGGATTGGCAGGACATTGTGGAGGCGCTTGGCCTCGACTGCCATCGGGACAGCCTGCGCAAGGCGGCTGCGGTGACGCCGTATTCCGGCTACGCGGTGATGCAGCACTTCAAAAAGAAGCTGGGCGCGTCCTCAGACGCCGAGAACATCGCTTATATCAACGAGATTGAGGCGAAGACTTTGCAGATGCGCAAGGAGGCCAAGCGCTTTTACGACCAGCGCCGCGAGTTCAACAAGCTCGTTGACAAGCTGGGACGCGAGGAAAATCTGGAAGACCGCTTGGTAGCTGCGGCACGCGATCTGAACGAAACCGTGCCGTTGACGGCGAATAAGCGTGTTATACCGATTGACACCGATCCGTACATACCACATGGCGATGAGGCTGTGCTGGTGCTTGCAGATTGGCACTATGGTATGGTGACAGACAATATTTGGCAGCATTACGATACCGATGTGTGCCGTAAGCGCGTTGAGACGCTTGGATATGCGGTGGTTGACAGGCTCAGGCTGCAGAAACCGAAGCGGCTGCACATTGTTATTCTCGGAGACATGGCGCATGGAGCAATCCATACAAGCGTGCGTGTGGCAAGCGAGGAGCTGGTATGCGAACAGGTGATGCAGGTGAGCGAAATCATTGCGCGTTTGATCTCTTATCTTGCCGATGAAGTAGAAGAAACCGTCGTCCATGCGACGTACGGAAACCATCTGCGAACGGTTCAGAATAAGAGTGACAGCATCCATGCCGACAACATGGAGCGGCTGATCCCGTGGTGGCTTGAGCAGCGGCTTCACGATCGCGGCGACGTGGTGTTCCCGGAGGCGGAATACTATGAATTTTTGTACTTCGACGTCTGCGGTTATCATGTGTGCGCGACGCACGGCGACCTCGACAATGTGAGAAGCGCCGGACGGACGCTCAACACGCTGTTTCAAAAGAAGTACGGCACGGGCATCGACTATGTTCTTCTGGCGGACAAGCACCACAAGGAGGAGTTTGAGGAGCTTGGGATCGACGCGATGATCGTGCGCGCGCTTTGCGGCGTGGACGATTACGCCAACGACAGGAGGCTCTATTCGACGCCGGGACAGCTCTTGTTGTTTTTCAGAAACGGCGTCGGCGCGGACGCCGCATACCAAATCCGGCTGTGAGGCAGCCAAACGAAGGGAATGATACCGTTTGCTCAAGGAAGATATGATGACGGCGCTTTCCGACATGGGATACTGCAAGGGGCAGGCCGGCGAGGTGATCACGGATCTGTTTCGCATTATCTCCGAGGCGCTGGTGCGCGGGGAGAGCGTGCGAGTGTACGGCTTCGGCACGTTTGAGGTCAAGCGGCACAAGGGGCATCTGGCGCACAACGCGGCGACCGGAGAAAACCGTATGCTCCCCGATTATTCGGTGGTCACGTTCAGACCGGGAGAGAATTTGAAGGACGCCGTGAAGAGCGGCGACGTCAAAAGGCTCTCCAAATCCGACAAATAAAAATGCTCAAGCCCTCCGAGGTCTGCGGACTGGCGGTGAAAGCTCGACGTTTTCGGACGCATGAGAAAGGCATTATGCTATTCTACACCCGAACGGGAGGATCATTTTTATGGCAAACAAAAAGACGACGATCGAAGAAAAGGTTGCGCGCAAGCTGCCGGCGAGCGAGAACGGGCATGGCGTCCGCTATCTAACGAAGTCCGGCGGTGAATACTGCGTGAGCCATTGCGTTGAGAAGGAGCGTTTTACGCTCTGGCGCGTCGTCCCGAACGGGTATATCAAACTTATGAGCGCTGCGACGCCGCAGGAGCTATATCCTGCGGCTGACGCCGACAAGACATAGCGGGAGGGTGAAACGGTTTCCACAGCGCCCCCATACGGCGAAGACATCCGGTTCGACTCCGGTTCCCGCCACCATTTTGCCGATCTGCCATGTGTAGGAACGGCGGAGCCGTCGTGCATAGCGGGCGCGGCGGCGTGATACGAAGAGCAGAGATGACTCCCTCTGCTCTTCTTTTTATGCTTTTTGAGGCTGTGAGAGGAGGTGTCGCTATGGCGAAGAAGCAGCTTAAAAAGACGGTTCCAAAAATCAATAAGAACGCGAAGCCGAGCGACATTGAGCCTCGCGTTGTTTCGGATGAGTCTTACCGTTGCTCCTGCTGCGGACACAAGTACGCGAAGCAGGAAGGGAATTTCAATGTTTCCAAATCCCCTATCTACAAAGGGAATAACGGTTATATGACCATCTGCAAGCGCTGTATCGGGCAGCTTTTTGACCAGTACATCGACTTTTTCGATAAGGATGAGGATGCGGCGATGGAGCGCATCTGCCAGATCACGGACATGTACGTCGACGAGACGGCATGGGCGGCAAGCCGCAAGATCAGCGCCGACCGCAACCGCATGAGCGCTTATGTCGCGAAGCTCAACCTGACGCAGAGCAATTCCGGTTCCACCTACGCCGATACGCTCATCAAACGCTGGGAGAGCGAGGCAGAGAACGCGGAGAACGCGGATCAGGCGGCGCAAAACGGCATCGACATTGAGACGGTGCGGCGCTTCGGGCTTGGCTTCTCTGACAGCGACTATGACGCCATGCAGACGGAGTATGACAGTTGGGTGAAGAAAGAGGGCAAACCCATCGACAAGCGGCAGGATGAGCTTTATGTGACGATGTGCTTTTTGCGCCTGAACCTCCAAAAGAGTGTGCAGGGCGCGGGCGGAAATATCGGAACGGTCGCCAATTCCTACAAGAGCTTCATCGAGGCGGCGACGACGGAGATCGAAGACCGCAAGAAAGCGGCGGCGGAGGCGGTGGAGCTAAAGCCGATCGGGATGCTGTACCGCGACATCGAGCAGTTCACGCCGGCTGAGTTCTATAAGGACAAGAAGCTCTACTCTGATTTTGACAAGCTCGGAGAGTACATTGAACGCTTTATGGCGCGCCCGCTGCGCAATCTTCTGACCGGCTCGAAGGAGATGGATAAGGAGTTCAACCTCTCCGGCGCGGAGGAGTGAGCATATGGAGATGGATTACGAAAAGCTGATGGACGACAATCAGCTCAGCTTGCACGAGCAGTTTCCGGCGAAGGACTATCTCAGCGATCCGGAGCATGTGAGTCATCTTCTGGACTGGATGACGTTCTGGCGGCGCAATCCCGGAAGGTTTGCGGAGTTTTACTTCAACCTCAAGCTACATCTGTACCAGCACATCATCCTCTATTTCATGTTTTTGTTTCCGAGCTTGTGCGTGGTCGCCGCGCGAAGCGACGCGAAGAGCTTTATCATCGCGGTCGGCGCGTGCGTGATGTCAATTTTGTATCCGGGTTCGCAAATTGTGATCGCGTCGGCCACCAAGGGGCAGGCAAAGCTCATTGTGAGTGAGAAGATTAAGACGATTATCTTGCCGCGCGCTCCGCTGCTTGCCGAGGAGATTGAGACCTTCCGTGACAGCCAGAACCAAACGGAGGTCATCTTCAAAAACGGCAGCTCCATTGTGGTTGTGCCGGCGATCGAGACCGCGCGCGGACACCGCGCGACGCTCATCATCTATGAAGAGTTCCGCATGATCCTCAAAAAGATCGTGGATACGGTGCTCTCGCCGTTTCTGGTGGTACGGCACGCGCCGTACATGGATCGGGAGGAGTACGAACACCTGATCGAGGAGCCGAAGGAAATCTACATTAGCTCCGCGTGGTACAAGAGCCATTGGATGTGGAGCAGCATCATCAAGCTCTTTACCAAGGACATGCTGACGAATCGCTCGTCCATGCTCATCGCGATGGACTACTCGATCGCGCTGCGGCACAAGATCAAGACGCGAAATTACCTCATCAAGGAGCGCAAGAAGCTCGACCGCGTGGCGTGGGCGATCGAATACGAAAACCAGATGGTTTCCGAGAACGCGCACGCCTACTTCACCTATGAGCTTTTGAACAAAAACCGCGTGTGGAAGCGCGCGTTTTATCCGCGCCGCGCGGAAGATGTTATATTGCACGCGAAGAACCGGTACGCCATTCCCAAGCAGAAGGGCGAGATCCGTATCATCTCGTGCGATATTGCTTCCGAGGGCGGCAATGGCAACGACAACTCGATCTACTCGTGCATCCGCGCGCTGCCTGAGAGCAAGGAGTACAAGTCGACCGACACTGGCGGCGAGCATATCGAGGTTAAGCAGGGGTATCGGCGTCAGGTGGTCTACATTGAGGCGCAGAGCGAATTTGAAACAACGAAGCAGGCGATCCGCATCAAGCAGCTATTTGCTGACTTTGACGCGGATTTTTGCGTGCTCGATACCAGAAACGCGGGCGTCTCGATTTACGACTCGCTTGCCAAGGTGCTCTATGACGAGGAGCGCAATGTGGAATACGAGCCGTGGACGTGCATGAACGACGAAAAGCTCAAAAGCCGCGTGGTCATCGCGGGGCAGAAGGAGGTCGTCTTCTCGATCAAGGCGAGCCTTGAGATGAACAGCGCGATCGCCGTGTGCATGAAAAAGACGCTGACCGACCGCATGATCGACCTGATGGTGAACCATCAGGAGGGCATCGAGGAGCTGCAGCGGCATGTGCCGGAGTACGCGGAGGCGGACGTCGACACGCAGATCTTCTACGAGCGGCCGTATTTGGAGACCGTGGCGCTGGTGAACGAGATGATCGCGCTGGAGTACACGGTGACGGATCAGACGCAGCTCATCAAGATCGCGGAGAGAGCGACGGAGCGGAAAGACCGCTATACGTCGGTCTCCTACGGCAACTACTTTATCGAGCTGTTGGAAAAAGACCTTTTCTCCGACAGCACGGAGTACGAATATACTCCGCTTTACAACTAAATGACAAGGAGGTGAGAGCAGTATGGCAGAAAAATCGAGGTTTCGGCTGTTTGAGCCGCGCGGCGGCACAAGGATCGAGCCGCAGAAGACGACGGAAAGCGCGTCTGTGGCACAGAGCGTTTCCGTCGGCGGCGAGGTCAGCTCGTTCGGCGGGTGGGTGAATATCAACGTAGACCACGCGGATTGCGGCAGCGCGCCGTATTCGCCGGAGGCGCTTTGGCGCATGGCGAAAAATCCCATGACGAATATCCGAGAGCTGCGCCGGTGGGCGAAGTGGGCGTATTACGCGAACGGAACGGTGACGAACGCCATCGACAGTCTGGAGACGCTGCACTCGCTGGATTACATCGTGGTGGCAAAGCCGAAGCGCGAAGACGTAGCGCGCGGCGCGACGAGGGCGCAGCGGGACAAGATGAACGCCGTGCTGCGCTCGATCCGCTACAAGGAGGTCATTCGCAACGCCATTCATCAGGCGGCGAACGAAGGTATGTACGTCGGGTACATGGAGACGCGGCGCGTGAGCGTGGATCGGCGCATGGCGCTGACGGACGAGGACATCCGAAGCATTTCCGAAATCAACGAGTCTGGCGTAAACACGATGGTTTTTACGCTGCCGGTCGACTATGTGCGTATCATCGGGCGGCGCAACAACTGCTACGAGGCGGCGTTCGACCTGCGCTTTTTTGACGGCATGACGCCGGAGGATCAAAAGCGCAAGCTCGCGAGCTTCCCCAAGCAGATCCAGGACGGATGGGAGAAGTATCACAAGGGCGAGTTTACGAACGGCGCTTGTTGGCTGCGGCTCGACTGGCGCAAGACGATCGTTTTGAAGATCAAAAGCGGCGTCAACGATCCCTATGGCGTGCCGTTCGCAGTCGCGGCGCTCGACGACATCGACTATGCCAACTATTTCACCAAAACCAAGCGCCATGTGCTTGACACGGTGAACAACCAGATCTACTACGAGACCTTCCCGGAAGGTAAGGACAAGGGTACGTCCGCGCTGACGGACAAGCAGCAAAAGGCGCAGCACAACACCGTCAAGGGCGCGTTGACGACGCGCAGCGACAACGGCGTGAGCTTCTTTTCGCTCGCCGCCGGTACAAAGATGGAGCGGCTGCCGGTGGATGTCGACATTCTCGATGAGGAGAACGACAACGGCATCAAGGATAAGGTCAACGACGGCATCGGCTTCTCCGCCGCCGCGCTCGGCGGCAGCTCGACCGGCAACTACGCCACGGCCTCGCTGAACCTTGAGATCATCGCAAGCAAGGTGTTTACCTGGATCGAGGCGGTCGTGGAGGAGATGAACAAGTGCCTTGGCTACGGCGCGATGCGCGACAAGGACTACCGCGTGGAGTTCCGCGTGCTGCCGGTGACGTTCACGAACCGCGAGAAGTTCGTCAAGATGCTCTCCGACCTCTATGCGCGCGGCAAGGGAAGCCTCGGCGCGTGGATCGCCGCGAGCGGCGTGAACGCCGACGACTATTTGACGCTGATGGACTACGAGCTTTACGAAGACTTCGAGAACGTGTATCCGGTGCATAAGACGTCGTTCACCATGACTGGCAAGGACGCGCCGGACGACGACGTGGACAAGAGCCACGCCGGAGCCGAGCAGAATCCCAGCACCGAGAGCACGGCGGAGAACGATGGGAACGCCTTGCCGTCCCCCGGCGATTGAGGGGAGGTGAGGCAGGATGTTTGAGAAAGTCAAAACGAAGTTTCCCATTTTTGAAATCGCCAGCAAGTCAACGGTCGCGGGCAGACGGCACATCAAGGTCGTGCTGCATGAGATCTTTTCCGACGATACGAGCTGGCAGGAAAACGGCATCTCGTGGAACGAGGAGTATGTGCGCGAGAACATCGAGTCCGCAAAGGGCATGTCGATCACCGTTGAATTTCTGACGGAGGATCGCGACGTCCCGTACGGACACGGTATGACCGGTGCGCGCAACAATATGCCGCTTTTTGAGGACGCCACAATGGTCGGCTTTGTCGACAAGGCGTATGTGGACGATGTGCGCATCGACGGGAGTGATCGCCGCGTGCTGATCGCGGAGGGCTGGCTGGACGAGATGCGCTATCCGAAGTTCGTGGACTGGCTGACGCAGCACATGGCGGACGGAACCGTCAAGGGCAGCGTGGAGATCGTCGGCAAGCCGGAAAACGAAGGTCAGATTATTTACTCCGGCGGTTGGAAGGAGCAGGGGCGCGTGCCGCAGATCTACGATTACAGCGGTTACGCGATCCTCGGCATCAAGCCGGCAG